AGACGCAGAGAAGGTGGGCAAGGAGGTTGACGGGAAGATTATCAAGGTTGATCTCGATAGACAAATCCTAAAACCTCTTTGCAGAACAGGAAAAATGTTCTGCTATGACAGCCCTGAGTATGTCAAGGATATGGGTACGCCGGATCGGTATGAGGCCGTGTGTGCTGATTATCGAGAAGGCAGGGTTCAGGCAAAGAACTTGAAGAACAAACAAAAGGCTATATTCCTTGATAGAGATGGCACGATAAACAAGTATGTAGGCTTTCTTAGAAATATTGATGATTTTGAACTACTTCCCGGAGTGACGGAAGCGATAAGAATAATAAATGCTTCTGGATATCTTGCTATCGTTGTGACCAATCAACCCGTGATAGCAAGAGGTGAAGTGACATACGATCAGCTTCAGGAGATCCACAATAAGATGGAAACGCTCCTGGGAGCGGAAGGCGCATATCTTGATGCGATATACTTCTGCCCGCATCATCCCCATAAAGGGTATGAAGGCGAGGTGTCGGAACTGAAGATTGAATGTGACTGCCGTAAGCCTAAACCAGGAATGTTATTGAGAGCGGCAGATGATTTCAACATCGACCTAAGTAAGTCTTGGATGGTCGGTGATGGTGAAAATGATATTAAAGCTGGGAAAGCGGCTGGATGTCGCACGGCTTTAGTAGGTAACGATTCTTTTGATCAGAATGTTACGGTTCATTCTCTTCAAAAGTTTGAGAGTTACCTATAAAAAAGAGATTGGGCAGTGATGCCCTGGAAAGAAGGAAATGAAATATGAGGACACTTGAATCTCATCTCGAAAAGCACATTGATCTGCTGATCGAAAGATATCCGATTCTTGGAGAATGCCGTCAAGAGATCATCAATGCATACCTTGTAATGCAAGAGCGTTATGAACATGACGGAAAGCTGTTAATCGCTGATAATGGTGGATCCGCTGCGGATAGCGAATATATTGCAGGAAAATTGATGAAGAGGTTCAAGACGCCTCGCCCTGTGACACCAGAGATGGCAGAGAAACTAAAAGAAATTGACCCTGCAAGGGGAGAAGACTTAGCAAAGAACCTTGAACGCGGACTGATGGCGATCCCACTTGTGGCGCATGAGGCGCTTTCCACAGCTTATATTAATGATATAGATGGACTTGGTGTATTTGCACAGCAGTTGTTTGGCTTCGGTCGTCCAGGAGATGTATTCCTTGAAATCAGCACAAGCGAAAATAGCAAGAATATCATGTCAGCCACAGTGGTAGCCAGGGCATTGGGCATCAAAGTAATTGGGTTGACTGGTGCAAAAGGCGGCGAGTTGGCGAGTGTGGCCGATGTGGCTGTAAAGGTTCTACAGACAGAAACCTACATAATCCAGGTGTTGCATCTGCCTATTTATCGTTGTTGGTGCTTGATGTTGGAAGATAAGTTCTTCGGGAGGGTGGATCAATGATAATAACGAAGACCCCATTCCGCATGTCCTTTTTTGGGGGCGGAACAGATATGTCGGAATTCTTTAACGAACATGGTGGAGCAGTTCTCTCAACCACATTTGATAAGTATTGCTATGTGACTGTCAGACATTTGCCACGTTTCTTTAATTATAAAAATCAACTCACTTATTCGCGTATCGAACGTGTGGTTGAAACAAATGAGATTGAACACCCTATGGTTAGAGAGGCCATGAAAATGCTAGATATGCATGAACTGGTCATAACATATGATGCTGACCTTCCTGCGAGGACAGGCCTTGGAACATCATCATCTTTTGCTGTTGGATTACTAAATGCGTTTTATGCATTAAAAGGTAAATACGCAGGAAAGAAAAAACTAGCTGATGACGCAATTTATCTGGAGAGAGTGCTTTGCAACGAGGCAGGAGGTCTGCAGGATCAGATTGCTGCTTCATTCGGAGGCTTGAATCGCATTGATTTTCGGAATGATGGCTACCAAGTTTCTCCAATAATCATTTCTCCTCAAAAAAAAGAAGAGTTGAATAGAAAGCTAATGCTATTCTTCACAGGATTCTCTCGCTCATCAGCAGAGATACAAACTGAAACGAAAAACCATCTTCGGGATAAGACAAAGCAGCTATTGGAGATGAAACAGCTTGTTCATGAGGCGGAATCTGTGCTGGTTGATAAGTATACTAGCATTGATGATTTTGGAAAACTGCTCGACTATACATGGAAATTAAAACGTCAGACAGGTATTCGCATTAGTACGGATGCAATTGATGATCTGTATGCGAAAGCGATTAATGCCGGAGCATTAGGCGGAAAACTTCTTGGTGCTGGAGGTGGAGGTTTCTTACTTTTCTATGTTCCCGAAGATAGGCAGAACATTGTTAAAGAAGAATTAAGCAATCTTTTGTATGTACCATTTGAATTTGAAAACGGTGGGACAGACGTTATTTATTACGCACCGGAAGACTATCCACCTGTCGTAAGTTGAAAGGAGAATTAAATAAATGAAAGCGTTAATTACAGGTATTACAGGAATGGTTGGTTCTCATCTAGCAGATTTCCTGCTTGAGAATACAGATTGGGATGTTTATGGTGTTTGCCGATGGAGAAGTCCACTTGACAACGTAGAACATTTACTTAATCGCGTTAATAAAAAGGACAGGATTTTTTTTGAGTATGCTGATCTCAATGATGAGATGAGCCTGATCACGGTTGTTAATAAGATTAAGCCTGACTATGTGTTCCATTTGGCAGCACAGTCTTACCCACAGACGAGCTTCACGGCTCCTATTGATACATTGAACACGAATATCCTTGGCACTTGCCGCCTCCTTGAGGCTTTCCGTCTTGCTATGGATACAGATAAGAATTACAAACCGGTGATTCATGTTTGTGCATCATCTGAGGTATTTGGAAGAATCCCTGCAGAAAAGAAGCCTAAGACAGGTATTCATGAAGAATGCCCGTTCCATCCGGCAAGCCCATATGCAATTTCTAAGACTGGTACTGATCTACTTGGTCGCTATTATGCAGAAGCCTATGGCATGACGGTTATGACAACTCGTATGTTCACACACACCGGTCCTCGCCGCGGCGATGTGTTCCATGAATCTACCTTCGCAAAGCAGATTGCAATGATTGAGGCTGGAATGATCGAGCCGAAGGTTATGGTCGGTAATTTGAAGAGCCTCAGAACCTATGCGGATGTCCGTGATGCAGTTCGAGCATATTATATGCTTGTGACCGTAAATCCGATTGCTGGTGAGTACTATAACATTGGTGGTAGCTATACCTGCGAAGTGGAAGATACTTTGAATACCCTTATTTCTTATAGTACTAAGAAGGACGAGATTCAGATCGTCATTGATCCCGAGAGACTTCGTCCGATTGATGCAGATCTGCAGGTCCCGGATTGCAGAAAGTTTAAAGCACACACTGGTTGGGAGCCGGAAATCTCGTTTGAGAAGACCATGCATGATTTGCTTGACTATTGGCGTGCTAGAGTTGGAAGAGGAGAGACATTCCTTACGAGGTAAGCAAAAGGATGGAAAAGAAAAGCCGCGAAGAATTCTATCAGGTTATCAGAACAGATGAGGCAAAACTTGGTCGTTTTAAGGTCATTCTTGACACTGTTGAATATCAGGGAGAGACTTATCCATACTCATATGTGGTTCAAAAGGATAGCGTAGGAGTGCTTGGATTTGATGAAGATAAGATTATTCTTATTCGACAATATAGGCATTCTATAAAGTCTTATGAATATGAGATTCCTGGCGGTGGAATTGAGCTAGGAGAGAAACCAACTGATGTTGCCGCCAGAGAAATGCTGGAAGAAACAGGATATATGGCTGGCGATATAGTGGAACTTGGCGCATATTATCCTTCTCCTGGATCATCGAATGAGGTCTGCTATCTATTCACTGCTAAATGCAAGAAGGTTAAGGAACCAGATACGGAACCACTGGAGTTTATGGATGCCGTCCTTGTTGACGAACAGGGTTTTACTCAGATGATTCAGAGTGGTGAGTTCAAGCATAGCATGGGTTTGGTAGCGTGGCTTAAGTACTGTATGAAACGAGGAACAAATGAATCTTATAGACTTTTTACAACCTGATTTTGTATTTGAAAACTCCGCTGGAAGCCTAAAGCAGTTGGTGCATGATGGATGGAAGCAGGTAAATATAATTACCTCTGTCGGTGGATCTGTTCGCGGAGGACATTATCACAAGTATAATAAAGAAGCTTTTTACATAATCACAGGATCTTTCAAGCTAATAGTTTGGCTTAGAGATCAAAAGGAGGAATATCAGATTAAAGCTGGAGATTTCTTCTTAATTAACGAGAATGTATTCCATACCTTTGAGTATTCAGAGGATACCTGGCTCATCTCTATGTACAGTAATGGCGTGGAAATGGATGAAAACACAAAGGATATATGGTCAGAGTAGAAAAGAATGTCAATAGAATAACGAGAGGATCATCTAATTTGAATCCAAAATATTGGTGAAAAACATGGAACTAACTAAATACAAAGTAACAGCCCTCCAATATTCGCACGGAGAGTATATACTGGGTAAACCAGTAGAAATCATTGATGAAGGCTCATTTTACCGAATTGACGGAATCCACATTTTTGATAAGTATGCTGTGGAAAGAGAGGAAATAATAATATGCAAATCACAGAAGCATTCAAAGGAAAAACCTTAGTCATTACAGGCGGAACCGGCAGTTTCGGCTCAACAGTCCTGAAGCACTTCTTAACATCCGATATCGGGGAGATCCGTATCATCAGCCGTGACGAGAAGAAACAGGATACTATGAGACACACCTTACAGGCGAAGTATCCTGACTACGCCGGTAAGGTGCAGTTCTATGTGAGTGATGTGAGGAACATCGATTCCGTCCGCGATGTCATGTATGGTGCTAATTATGTGTTTCACGCTGCAGCTCTCAAAGAGGTTCCCTCTTGCGAGTTCTTTCCGATGGAGGCTGTGAGAACCAACATCATCGGTACCGATAATGTGATCACAGCGGCTGTGGAGAATAGAGTTGAACGTGTGGTATTCCTCTCAACCGATAAAGCTGCATACCCAATCAATGCGATGGGCATGACTAAAGCAGTGGGTGAGAAGGTTGTGGCTGCCAGAGCACAAAAGGCTTTTGAACGCGGCGGTACGGTATTGGCTTGCACCAGGTACGGTAATGTCATGTGTAGTCGAGGAAGTGTAATCCCGCTGTTTATCGACCAAATTAAGAGAAAGGCAGCAATCACGATCACAGATCCGAATATGACAAGATTCCTGATGAATCTCGATGAAGCTGTGGATCTGGTTGCTTTCGCATTTGAGCATGCTGAGCCGGGCGATCTGTTTATCCAGAAGGCGGATGCTTCTACTATTGGTGATTTGGCTGATGGTGTGATGAAGGTGTTCGGAGAGACCGAGAAGAAGATTATCGGTACTCGTCATGGTGAGAAGCTCTACGAAACCCTGATGACCAGGGAAGAGCGGTTGAGAGCCACAGACATGGGACATTATTTCCGCATCGCTCCGGATGGAAGATCTCTTAACTATGACAAGTTCTATGTGGAAGGTAATGTGCTGACCGAAGGCGATGAAGCTTATACAAGCCACAATACTAATCGCCTCGACGTCGATGGTGTGGTTGCCAAGATCATGATCACAGACTATGTGAAGGAAGAGCTGGAAAGACGGCCACACGCTGTGGAGGCGTAATAATAATTGACTGAACGAGTTAACGGATTTATAGTGTGGTTAGAATAAAAAACCACTCAGAGGTGGGTGGGAAAGAAGGAATAAATATATGCCAACCTGGAAAGAAAACGGAAAAATCAAGCTGATGATTATCGTGGGAACCAGGCCTGAAATTATCAGACTTGCCGCAGTGATTAAGAAGTGCCGCAAATACTTTGACACGATCTTGGCTCACACGGGACAGAATTATGATTACAATCTGAACGGTGTATTCTTCAAAGATCTGGGTCTAGCTGATCCGGAACTCTATCTTGATGCTGTTGGCGCAGATCTTGGAGAAACGATGGGCAACATCATTGCAGCGAGTTATAAGGCAATGGTGGAGTTGAAGCCGGATGCAGTCCTTGTTCTTGGTGACACGAATTCCTGCCTATCGGTTATCGGTGCGAAGCGCCTTCACATTCCGATTTTCCACATGGAAGCGGGGAACAGATGCAAAGATGAGTGCCTTCCAGAAGAGACGAATAGAAGAATTGTTGACATCATTTCGGATGTAAATTTGGCCTACAGTGAACATGCCAGAAGATACCTTGCTGATTGCGGATTACCTAAAGAAAGAACCTATGTAACTGGGTCGCCAATGGCCGAAGTTTTGAGAATGAATCTGGAGAAAATCCAGGCATCGGATGTCTATGAGAAACTTGGGTTAGAAAAGGGTAAGTATATCCTTTTGTCTGCTCATAGAGAGGAAAATATAGACACGGAGAAGAATTTTCTTAGCTTGTTTACAGCAATAAATCGAATGGCAGAGAAATATGATATGCCCATTTTATATTCCTGCCATCCACGTTCACAGAAACGCCTAGAGGCGTCGGGATTTCAGTTGGATTCCCGTGTGATCCAACACGAACCGTTAGGTTTCCATGATTATAACTGTCTGCAGATGAACGCCTTTGCTGTAGTCAGTGATAGCGGAACTTTGCCGGAAGAGAGTAGCTTCTTCACCAGTATTGGGAATCCGTTCCCCGCAGTATGCATTAGGACAAGCACGGAACGTCCAGAGGCGCTCGATAAAGGATGTTTCATCCTATCCGGGATTGACACCAGAGGATTGCTCCAGGCTGTTGATACAGCTGTGGAGATGATCAAGAGCGGGGATAATGGCATACCTGTGCCTGACTATGTGGACGAGAATGTCAGTGATAAAGTGATAAAAATTATACAGTCTTATGTTGGCGTAGTGAATAAAATGGTATGGAGAAAAGATCAATGAATGTACTGGTAACAGGCGCTGCCGGTTTTGTAGGCAGAAATCTTGTTGAGAATATAAAGAATATCAGAGATGGGAAAAATAGAACCAGACCCAATCTGCAAATAGATAAAATATATGAATATGACAGAAACAATTCGATAGAAGAACTGGATCAGTTTTGCAAGGATTGTAACTTTGTATTTAACCTTGCTGGCGTAAATAGACCAAAAAATCCAGTAGAGTTTAAGGCTGGCAATTTTGGATTTGCGTCAACACTTTTGAACATATTAAAGAAGCATGATAACAAATGTCCTGTTATGCTTTCCAGTTCCCTCCAGGCTACACTGACAGGAAGATTTGGAACAAGCGAATACGGATTATCCAAGAGGGACGTAGAGAAGCTCTTTTTTGACTATGCAAAGGAAACCGGGGCGGAAGTGCTGGTATATCGTTTCCCGAATCTCGTGGGGAAATGGGTAAAGCCAAACTATAATAGTGCAGTTGGAACATTCTGCAATAATATAGCAAATGATCTACCAATCACTGTAAATGATCCATCGGTTAAATTAGAACTATTATTCATTGACGATCTTATCGAAGAGATGTACGATGCAATGGAAGGTCATCCGAAGCATTGCGAGTATCCAGAGACAGGAGAAGTGATTGAAGGGGTAGAATATGATGGTTTAACGCCAAGATGGTGTGGAGATGGGAAATATTGCGGAGCATCTATCACGCACAAAGCTACATTAGGCCAGATAGTACAGCTTCTTCATGTTTTTCACGATCAACCTGAGACGCTGATCATGCCAGCTATTCCACCAACATCTTTTGAATATAAGCTATATTCAATGTACCTGTCATACCTACCGAAAGAAAAGGTAGCCTTTGATTTGAAGATGAATTGTGATGATCGTGGGAGCTTCACAGAATTATTGAAGACAACAGATCATGGCCAATTCTCTGTGAACATCTCTAAGCCTGGTATTACGAAAGGGCAGCATTGGCATAATACCAAGTGGGAGCTCTTTATTGTGGTTTCCGGTCATGGGCTGATTCAGGAACGGAAGATTGGAACAGATGAAGTGATTGAATTTGAAGTAAGTGGAGAGAAAATCCAGGCTGTACACATGCTCCCTGGATACACACATAACATTATCAATTTAAGTGAAACAGATAATCTAGTCACTTTGATGTGGGCAAATGAGATTTTTGACAGTAATCATCCCGATACTTTCTTTGAGCCAGTATAAAACTGGTTCTCCTTTTTGAATGTGTGATTAGATAGTCTCGAATAAACGATTGACAATTATTCTACTTATTGATATGGTTAGATAGTCACGGAAATGAGGGCGTTCAAATGTCTCGATTACGTAAAAAAATGAATTATGACGCTGATCGCTCCATGCGTGAATTAACAGCCAAGGTGGTTGCTTCCTACGGAGAAGCATATGATGATAGATATACGACAGATCGGGATCATGCAAGCCTACGGGATGTAGCAGCGGAATATAACATCACAATCTTAAAAGCTCGGAAAATTCTAATCACAGTAGGGATGTTTTCAACGGAAACAAGCAGAAACATTCAACAGCTTGCCGATGAGGGGAGAAGCATTCCAGAGATTGTCGAAATAACTGGCTTATCCCGTGCATCAGTTCATAGTTATATTCCATACACCAAGCTGATCTACAACATGGACGAGACGAGCGTTGATGCTGACCGAAAGAAACACCAAAGACAGCGCCAGCGTTCATGCAAGGCATTTATGGACATACTTCCATATTTGAAAGAGTCTGATGCAGATGAAGCTTTATGGGAAGTACTGGAGGAACTGCAAGGGTGTGTATTCCATACATCAAGAAAACTGCGCTTCAAATACACCATCAAGGGTGGCGAGTTATTCGTTGACCGGAAAAAAGACAGCATAACAAAAGCGACAGTGTTTATGGCGTTTCATAAGTCACAGGAACTAGGCGGCGTTGTCACCGGCCCTAAGAAGCTGGGAACATTCGGAGCGTCTTATCTTTACCCGATCTTTGAGCGGATCGGGATAATCAAAACAGAACGAGAGGATAAACTTGGTGCTTGTTTGAATAAAAAAGTAATCACACAAAAGGTGATAGAAAATGGGGTGGTATTGCCAGAATCACTGATTTTGTCGCAGAGGGTATGAATTCTGAAAATTGCAAATCTTCAGAATTTATATTGACGAAAAGCCAAGAATCGTGTATAAGATAAGTGGGTCAAAATAATAAGTAATTTCAGAAGTCGCTGGTTTTCTTGGTTTACGTTGATAATCCAAGGAGGTCAGTGGCTTTTATGCGTTTACGAAGAAAAACAAATTACACAGCCGCTATCTATCTGCGTATCTCCAGAGATGACGGAGACAAGGTGGAAAGCGACAGCATTCAAAATCAGCGTGAACTTATCAATGAGTATCTAAAAAAACATCCGGAGATCACAAAGACAAGGGAGTTTGTGGACGACGGATACAGCGGATCAAACTTTGAGCGTCCGTCATTTATTCGCATGATGACGGAAATCGAGAACCGAACGATTGATTGTGTGGTCGTAAAAGACCTGTCACGCTTCGGGCGAAATTACATCGAAACGGGAAAATATCTGGAACGGATCTTTCCCGTGCTTGAGGTTCGTTTCCTTTCGGTCAATGACAATTATGACAGTATGGACGAAAAGAGCGATGTCGATCAGATCGTCATTCCCTTTAAGAATCTGATCAATGATGCGTATTGCCGTGATATATCGATCAAAATACGCAGTCAACTCGATGTGAAGCGCAGGAATGGAAAGTTTATTGGAAGCTTTGCAAGCTACGGATATAAAAAAGATCCTGCAAATAAGAACAAGCTCATCATCGATGAGTACCCCGCAGAAATCGTCAAAACTATATTTAACATGAAATTGGAGGGCTACAGCGCAAATAGAATTGCGGATCGGCTTAATGAGCTTGAAGTCCTCACCCCGATGGAATACAAAAGAGCCTGCGGTTTTCATTATAACAGCGGTTACAATATCAGCCGTAATCCCGTCTGGAATGCCAGCTCCGTGACGAGTATTCTGACAAACGAAGTCTATACGGGAACGTGCGTACAAGGAAAAAACAGAAAGATCAATTATAAGGTGAAAGTGTGTAGACCTATCGCACCGGATGAATGGATCAGAGTTGCAAACACTCATGAGGCGATCATACCCAGAGCTGTATATGACAGAGTACAGGAATTGCTTACGCTGGATACCCGGACATCACCGGGAGAAGAACGGGTCAATGTATTTTCAGGACTGATACGCTGCGGCGACTGTGGACAGAATTTGGTCAAGCGAAGCACCGTTAAAAATGGGAAAAAGTATTATTACTATCATTGCACGACATACAAAAATGCTTTAGGGTGTACGGCACATCTGATCCGCGCCGACCGTGTATACGAAACGGTTCTTAGCCAGATACAGTTGCAGATCGGAAAGTTAATAAAAGCAGATGCAATACTCAAAACCACAGAACAGCTTCCGGGCGATAACTTCAAAATTCAAACCTTGAATCATCAGCTGGTTTCCTTAAAAGCGGAGATCGACCGATATACGCAACTAAAATTAAAGCTTTATCGGGATCTGACCGATCAGATCGTCAGTAAGGAGGAATACTGTGAATTGAACCATCGCTTTTCGCTGAAGATCGAAATGGCGAAAAAAGCACAGGCAGAGGTGGAAGAGCAGAAAGCCAAAATGAACCTATGCAGTATACAAGAAAAGGGTTGGCTCGAAGATTTTAAGCAGTATGGGAGCATTACGGAATTAGACAGAAAAACAGCCGTTACGCTGATTGAGAAAATCGTTGTGTATGATAAGAATACCATTGAGATCAAATTCCGCTATATGGACGAAATGGAGCTGATGATTACCACCGCTGAAGGATCTGCAGAGCAGAGAGAAAGGAGTTGTGACGTATGAGGTGTGTCAGTTATACAAGAGCGCTCTCCGGATGTTGGGCAATCGAACCGAAGGAAGATATGCTCAAAAAGCAAAATGCACTGATTACAGAATATGCAAAAAAGCGTGGATGGAAAATTACGCAGAAATACTCTGACCGCAAAAAAGTCCGTGATGAAGAAACTGCTTTTCTGCAAATGAAGCAAGACGGCATAAATCGTAAATATGACTGTATCCTGTTCGGCTCCATTTTTTATGCAGGACGGAATTATACTTCCACATATGATCTGATCTATCTGATTCTTTATCCTGCAGGCGTACATTTTGCAGTTGCGGAGGATGATTTCTGTTCCGCAGATAAGACCAAGGATGAGGTGGAAGCCTATTTGCAGAAAAACAGAAGCGTATATCGCGGAGAGATAGCATCTATAATCGCCACAAGACAGTGCAAGGGACGGCAGTATATGAAATACGGTTATGTATGGAAAGACGATGATACGCTTGAAGTGGATGAGATTGCCGCACAAATCATTCGAGAAATATTTGAAATGTGTCGTGACGGTTCCTCTATGCTGACCATATCTAAATCGCTTCAGGAACGTGGAATTGATACACCCTTTCAATACGCCTACAAAAAGTTCGATAAGGATTGCGGCGAGCGGCATAAAAACTGGAATGCGGCTCGTGTAAAAAACATTCTGGCAAACGAGATGTATATCGGAAAGTGGAAGCGTTGTATCCGAGGGATCGATTACGAATATCCGTGTCCCGTGATCGTGGATCAAACGTTGTTTGATGCGGCACAGCAGGGTCTGCATAAGCGGAACAATGTGAAGAATGGCAGAAGCAATTCCGAGTACAGTTGGTATTCCGGTATCATCGTAGACGAGGAAACACAGCATCCTTTGATGTCATATATAAAGCCTTCGGACAAGGAACATATCTTGCGATTCCGATATCCTGCGCCACAGGTCAAACGTTATCAACAGCTTTGGATAAAGGTTGATACTGTAACAGAATCCGCAAAGAAAATGCTTTTCTGTGAAGTGCAAAAAGCACGACGCGTAAAACAACTTCTGGAAACTGAACTGTGCGAAAAAGAAAAAGCAGCGCAGTTAGAGCAATTACGCAAGAAGGCAATTGCTGTGTTTGCAAAAATGTCTGCCGTTGAAAAAGAGCTAATGCAGTACAGCAAACGTTACGAAGCGGGAGAGCTTACTGAAGAAGACTATTCGGAGCAGTATCAGTCTTCGCTTCTGAAACAGAATGAGATGAATGCAACGCTTCAGACGCATATGACGGCAATGGAAGAAGTGGAGACTGTCTTCAGCAGTAAAAATCCATGGCTGGAGCTGTATGCCAATCTACAGATCGGAGAACATTTTGATAAACGAGAACTGAAAAAGTATATTTCAAAGGTGCTAGTGTACCGCTTTGAAACGGCATCGGTAGAGTTTATTCATGTAAAATGGAGAGACAGACTTCCGAAGCTGTGGTTGGAAGAAACGAGGTGAAAACAGATGGCAAGAAAAAGCAGAAAGAATCTGCAGACGGCAGAAGCGATTGTCCTGCCGGAAATATCCGAGAGTTTGGATAAGAAAATGGCAACTGCTGCATATGCAAGATTATCTGTGGAAAAAGAGCAGGATGAGAGTATCCAGACACAGATCGTTATGCTGCACAATTATATTGCAGAGCATCCGGACATGAAACTGACGGATACCTATATTGACAACGGATACACGGGAACAAATTTTGAACGTCCGAATTTTGTCCGTATGATGGATGACGTCAGAACCGGAAAAATACAGTGCATCGTTGTAAAGGATTTATCTCGTTTCGGCAGAGATTTTCTGGAAACGGGATATTACATAGAAACGCTCCTGCCGCGTCTCAATGTGCGGCTGATTGCCATCAACGACAATTTTGACAGCTTTCGGGAATGCGATATCAATAACATTGCCATTCCCATAAAGAATATGGTAAATGATCTGTATGCAAAGGATTTCTCTCGCAAGGTCACAGCGTATAATGATCTTCACAGAGCGCGGGGCGATGTTAAACTTCTGCGCTCGGTTTACGGATATAAACGGGATACGGAAAACAATATCTATGTTGTCAATCCGGATACCGCGCCAATCGTGCAAATGATATTCCGCTGGTTTTTGATGGGTGTGACGAGCGGAAAAATAGCGGACCGGCTGAACCGTATGCAGATACTGACACCGTTAGCATATAAAACGATTGTTGAGAAAGGCGAGAGCTTTACACAGGAGGATGCCTGGAATTCGGGTAGAGTAAGGGACATTATTCGGAATATAATATATATCGGTGATCTGATTTGGGGAAAAAGGCGTAAAATCTTGTATTTGAATGTTCCGACACATAAGACCCCAAAAGAAGAATGGATCGTCTGGCATCATATGCACGAGCCGCTTGTTTCAAAAGCGGATTTTGCAGAAGCGCAGAAAATTCTGGATTCCCGTGCATACCGTTGGCATCAGAGAGAAGGAAACGTCTACCCCTACAATCCAAAAGACCCGATGCAGGGCATGGTATTTTGCATGGATTGCGGAAAGCGTATGAGCTATACGAAATACTGTTATGGAAACAGAGACGGCGCAAGCTATTCCTGCGATTGCCGTGTAACGGATAAAAACAATTCGGAATACGGCAGGCTATGGAAAGTCCATTCGGATTTTCTGAAAATAGTGGTCGCAGATCAGGTGAATATCATGGTGAAAAGGATATGTGACCGTAAGCGTTTGGTGTCCGGTATGCAGCGTGAGATCCGAAAAAACGGCGGTATTCCGAAGCTTCAGAGAAAGAAACAGCGGATACAGCTGAAATTGGAGAAGGTGGAAGAAAAGCTGGTAAATCTTTATGAAAGCCTTGCGGAAGAAATCGTAAATGCAGAGGATTATCAGACGATCAAAACTAAGTACATGGCAGAGCGAGATGCTGCTCGGGAGGAACTGCAGAAAATGGAAGTGGAGTGTCGCTTCGCGGAACGGCAGTTAGAACAGTTTATGGAATTGGAAAAACGTCTGGAGCAGTATTTAGGTGAAACGGGTTTAAACGAAACGCTTCTACAGGAATTGGTAGCGAGTGTTCATATCAGTCAAAACAAAGGCGTTGAAGTTCGCTTCAAATATGAGAATGTGATCGGACAGATCGACGCGTGGAGAGAAGAGGAGGCGGCAGAATGACGATAGCGTTCTATCTTCGGTTATCTCTGACAGACGGCGATCTCGGAAAGGATCACAAAGAAGAAAGCAATAGTATAGAAAATCAAAGACTTCTTTTGCAGAGCTTTGTAGAAGCAAGAGAAGATCTGTATGGCGATATCCGTGAGTTTATAGACGACGGATACAGCGGAACAAACTTTGAACGCCCGGCGTTCAAGGAAATGATCGAGGAAGCCAAAAAAGGAAAGATCCAAGTTATTATCGTTAAGGATTTTTCAAGGCTTGGCAGAGATTATATTGGTGTGGGAGATTATCTAGAACAAATATTTCCCGTGCTGGGCATTCGGTTTATTGCCATCAATTCCACCTATGACAGCAATGATTATATCGGGAAAACGATGGGTTTGGAAATGAGCATCAGCAATCTGATCAACGCTCTGTATAGCAAGGATTTATCCAAAAAATACAGAAGTGCAGTACAGACCAAATGGAAGCAAGGAAAATCCACGGCGTGCAGAACGCCTTACGGTTATCTGAAAAACAAAGAGGATCCCTCAAAATGGGTGCTTGATCCCGTAGCAGCAGCAAACGTCAGGCTGATTTTTGAAAAGGCGATACAAGGGTGGAACACGGGCATGATCGCAAGCTATATGAATGAGAATCAAATACCGCCTCCTGGAATGTACCGTGAGAAGACCTCCGACTATATGCAATGGAACAGAAAGGTCGCGTATGAGGAATGGTTGTGGACGACATTTGCCGTATGGCGGATTCTGAAATCCTACAGCTATACGGGTGCTTTGGTACAAGGTGTTACAGCTCCGATCTGTGTAGGAAGTAAGTCAAGACGGCTGGTGCCGCTCAAAGACCGTACTATCGTAGACGGCGTGCATCCACCTATTATAACGGTAGAAGAATATCATCAGGCACAGTTAGCGATTCATCGGGCAGAAAGAAACACCATACCGCAAAAAACGGGATTTTCTCTCGGTGGTAAAATACGATGCGGAAATTGCGGTCTTAGTATGTCCTATCATGGCCGTGGGTACACGCCTAACATTGCCTGCCGTCATAAACGGTCTGCAGGAAAACATTCCAAATGCGACAGTACCATGTATCCGGCGGAGCAGATCGAAAGTATTGTGTTTCATGCACTTAAAACAAAGCTGACATTGTTCTGTCATTTGGATCCCATTATTCGTGATCACGTGACGCGCCAAAAGAGGCTTGGCGAGGGTAGACGGCTGACGCAGAACATGGAAACCTTAAAAGCGAAACGAATCCATCAATATGAAGCGTATGCGGAGGGGATTATTTCCAAAGGCGCCTACCTTCAGGTCAAAGAGCAGCTGACTTTGCAGATTGATCAGCTGCAAGGACAATTAGCGATGCTGAATTCGATGGAATCTGAGGAAGATATGCTTGCCAATCAAGTGTCCGATATGGCATCCCAGGCGGAAATTGTATCGCATTTGAAGAAACTGACGGAAGACATTGCTAATATGTTTGTAAAATCCGTTGTCATTTACGGCCCGAATCGCATGGAGATCACGTTCCACTTCGAAGATCTTCTGCAGAAAGCAATGGAAAAGGCTGAAGAAATATCGGCTTCCGATGAAACAAAAACAGTGTCATATGCTATATTATAGCGATTGCTTGTGAGATTTTTTCGAACAGTCTTGCACACGGTTCTGGAATGATTGGCATCATGAAATTTGAATCGTATTCAAAAAAACTGCCGATAGGCAAAGAAAAAACCGCCGTTATAGTTTTACCTA